GTCGCCTCATTGGCGTGCCTTTGCCGTCACTAATGCTGTGATAGACGAAATGAATAACATTCGTCCGTCGTCTTTCATCGCGGCCTCTAAAGCCTTCGATGATAACACATTAGCGTTGGAAGCGAATAACCTGCAGAATCTCCAGCAATTGCCGGGGATCCTCAACCTACTTCCTGATTTAGGACAACTTTCACGTCTTGTCGCCAAATGCTTTTCTGGCGACCCTTCTGCTATAAAGGATTTAATTGACTTCGTCACCGAAGAGGTGTTGAAGTGGCGCTTCGAGCGCCTCCCTACGCAGAAAGACGTCGATGAGGTCTTGTCAACCGACATCGATGGCGTCCTAAGTGCTGTGACGAGCCAGAGGACGGCGATCATTAAGGGTAAGTTCGAATACTCCTTCTCGGAGTCCGAAAATTTCCTCTCTAATGGCACGCTCCATCTGGACACTAGAGCACAGATCGAAGTTCGCTTCGATCTATCAACCTTCTTGGCAGGGATGCTAGCAGCCCGCAGTTTGGGTCTTTTGCCCACGCTCGCCAGCATTTGGAATCTCCTGCCGTTCTCTTTCGTAGTCGACTGGTTTACCAATATGTCGAAGCGGCTCCACTTAGTGGATAACGCCACTCTCTTCATGACAGTAGGTATTAATTACTGTCTGTGGTCATACAAGATCACTTGGTATCCGTCGGAGGAGCTGTTGGCTGAGTACAACTTAGTCAGCTTAGATCCCGAGACACCATTCGGCATCACGGTATTTGTGCGTGAACTTAGCGCATTTATGCCAAGGCTCAGGGAGAGTCGTTTCGACTTCCTGAGACCATCGTCAAAACCAGATCCGATAACTGTCGGATCACTATTATGGCAGCTGTTTACTTAGCTGCTTAAAGGCCCACTCCATGTTTATGGAGTTAACGCTATGTCGAAAGGACAAGCATTATGACGACAACTGTTACGCTGGACAACATGCCCAGCACCACGCCCTCGGACGTGGCAGTGTATTTTCTTGACCAGACCAAGCTCGTGTTGAAGAGCCAGGTCACCTCTGACGGAGGCAACAAAATTGCTTCTGTTTACTCCTATGCCGATGGCTCATTAGCCGTCGACACGCTGGTGACTGTCAACCATGCACGGAACCTCAAGACGGGTGTTGTTAACACCTCCATCCGGCTCGCCACATCGCAAACCGTCCAAGTGGACGACTTGCCAGCTGAGATCACACCGATCGAGGTTGTAGTGGCGTGGAATTACACAGGCGCAGTGTTGGATGCCGCCGCTCTTCTGCGGATGATCGGCACTGCTTACTCCCTCGCCTTCAATGGGGTGACCAGTAAGGTCCCCAACGGCGGGGTTATGGGCGCACTGGCTCGCGGTCTAACACACGACCTCTACTAGCCATGTTGCGATACGAAGGGGGAGAACTTCCCCTTCAAGGCGGGCGCATCCTGCTTTCTACGGATGCTGTTCGCTTTCCTCCTGAATTTGGGTACGGCGAAAATGAGGACTTCCTCAAAGTTTTCGTATTGTCGTATACCAAATTCCTGTACGATAGTCCTCTTGAAAGTGAGTCACCGCGGCCCATAAGGCCTACGATGCGCTTTTACAAGCGTCTTACCAGCGAGAATATCGTTGGTATAATCTCACAATTCTCGAAATTAGCCGATGAAATACTCTCATCAGAGTACGTAACCGGCGGTGACACCACAACTGGTGTCTTTATTGAGGCCATGAAGGGCACTCCAATTTTCAAGGAGTATCACTTATGGTTTCGGACTCGAGAGCCCGAACTGCTTAAGTATGTGTTGAGCTTTCTCCGTTTCGGGAAGAAGCTTAACTACATCGACCCGCAGCTCGATGCCGTTGCGTTTCGCAACTGGCAACTGGTCGAAGAGAGACTAAGTGATCTAGAATTTAGTGATGAGGATACCGCTTCCTTGCGGACAATCGTCGCTGAGTTGGTCAACCCGCTTGAACCGAACCATCTATTGCCTAAATTTGGCAGTGGCAAGGTCAGTGAGCACCATATCTCTGATGTGTATGAGAAACTTGAGTTCCTTAACACTGACGGGAAGCTGGATTACACCTTCTTTCGTGAAAGGCCTAATAGAGGCCGCGATGAGGGGTTCGGGTTTGTAAGACCCGTGACGAACAGGAGCCGCTCAAGGAGCTTTTCCAGACTCAAGTTTGTGCCGAAAGACATAAGCAAGAGCCGTTCCATATGTATGGAACCCAACGGGTATATGTACTTCCAGCAAGAAGTACTCCGTTGGATGGTTGACTCCATGAGTCGATCGCCGATCAGAAGGTTCGTTAACCTATCTGATCAGCAGTCCAATCGGGCTGCTGCAGTTCATGGTAGCCAATACCTGAGCAGCGATACGATTGATCTGAGCAGTGCTAGTGACAGTGTGCATGTGAATCTCGTGAGGAAGGTCTTTCCAAAAGATTGGCTTTTCTACATGCTAGGCACTAGATCCTCCAGGGTTGCTGTTCCTGGTGGTGAGGTGATCAGTGTGTCGAAGTTCGCTCCGATGGGTTCAGCAGTATGCTTCCCAACGCAGTGCATCATCTTCACGGCTGTTTGTGTGTACGCCTACATGAGCCAGGCTCAAGGTAGGACGACTGGTGACTGGATCCCTTCCAGGTCTGAAGTTGCGGATTACCTCCGCAATGGGATGATCGAACGGAGCTGGAGGAGTCCCTTTAGAAAGGACTTCGAAGCACCACTCGTATACGGGGATGACATTATCTGCGATAGCAGAGTTACTAATGCCATCACGACCACTCTAGAACGTCTTGGGTTTGAGGTGAACAGAGCGAAGTCGTTCACCGGTTCGCAATCATTCCGTGAATCTTGCGGGGTGTATGCTTACGAAGGCCAGGACGTGACGCCCAGGCTGTTCCGTCTGCCCTACTTCAAGCGGGGTGGATTAGACGCCAAAGTTTACGCGTCGCTCGTGTCGTCCATTAACGATATGCGTGACAACGGTTATCATGCCGTCGCAAGCTTTTGGTTATCTCTGCTGGTTGGGATGAATCGCAGCAATGCGAATATTCCCTTTGTTACCAACAGAGAGGACTTCGGGATCTATACGACGAACAAACGCCGTGTCGATCTGAGCCGTCTACGGTACAATGCCGATTGGCAGCGTATCGAGGAGCGTGTTTTGGCGATTGGTCCGAGGAAGTCCAAATCTACCAGGCCTAATAACCTGGATGAGTACAGACTGGACCAATGGTGGAGATCTAAGACGGGGGAATCTCAAGACCTCAGTAACATGAGGGGTTCTCTCATCCGCCCGCAAGAAACGCGGGTCGTACCGAAATGGGCACGGTGCGAATAAGAAAACTACAGCGAGGGGATAGAAAGCGATTTTGGGTCTACCAAGACATCTAGACCGCAGGAGC